TTTGAATTTTTTGTCGTTTTCTTTGTCGTTGACAGGGTCTAGTTTCTTTTCCATTATTGCTTTAACATCTGCAAGTAGGTCTTTTGAGAGTTGATTAATCATTTGATATTTTCCCGTTTTCAAAGTAGTCAAACATTTTTTGTTTACCTTCTTCGTTTAGTTGTAATTGTTTTGCAAGTCTACCTAACATATTTCTTTCTGTCAATTTTTCTACAGATTTCTCTACTGAAAGGGTTTCTTCTTTGGTTAGGTCAATTTCATCTTTAAGAGGTTTAACACCTGCATCTTTGAACATTGCCATCAGTTTGTTATTGGTAGGTAGTGTAATCTTCTTCTCTTTACCTAATTGAGCGACCAACTTTGAAAATCCTTGTGGATTTTGTTTCTGCATTGATTGGACAACTTTGACACCAGTCATAGATAACATCTTTGCAACACCGTATTGTGAATCTTTATCACCTTTAAGATTGAATAACTTATCAATCATTGCACCAGCGGATGCTTCTAATAGAATATTTTCTTCTATTACTTCGTTAAATGAATTGTTAAGTTCCTCTTCAATCTGTTGATTGATGATTTCATCTGCAGTTTGTGCTACAGAACCTTCTTTTAGTGCAATGTGTCCACGCACTTGGTCTAATTTGTCTTTCCAGTTTTCTGATTTATAACTCATAGTACTATTATTTATAATATATTTATGTTTGATACTTACTCTTCTATGCGAATAGTCAAGTTCCTCTCACCCTTTATGATTCTATGGTAACTACCTTTCATTATGAAGTGGTCTTGACCAACACATAACTCCATTGGAAGTTCATCTTCCATTTGCAATTTCCATCCAACCCCATCTAAAATATGAACTGTTCGTGATTTTTCATCACGATGCCATACTAAATCCTTTTCGTCAACGGTCTCATCAAAGGTTCTTAAAATGAACTTTTTACCTGTTCCGTGTTGTTCTAAAACTTTCTCTGTATATGGGTTAGTCATCTAAGCCAGGATAATAGTTATCATCTTTTTGATTATACCCATAGAAGGAACCATCCTTCTCTATTTTTAATATATTGTGAACCCAGTTATCTGCAACATCTTCTGCATAACTTTCTGAGTGATTATGTACTTGTCTAGTCTCTATTAATGTGTCACCAGTGTATAAGTCTACTTCCCAACCTTGGGGGGTCTTAAAGACCTCTGCATACTTACCATCTTTCGCATAAGTGTGATATAATTCTTTCATAATATATTTCCTTCCTAATTATATAGGTCTACCAAAAAAAGTTCCCACCACCCGATAATCCGAGTTGTTTGGCGTAATGTGGAAGTCTGCACGCCCAATATGATGCTTTAGTCTTATCAGTTGCAGAAGAACAATTATGTCTTGCAGCAAAAGATTTTCTCGCCTTGGGGTCATCTATCTTAACTTTAAGTCCTGTAGTATCTCCCCAAGAAACTTTCTTAACATTTTTTGTTTGAGGGTCACGAACATAAACATAGTATTTCTTTGAACCACCAGCTTTTGGTTTATTCAATTCAGGTTCTTTCTTACCGTCTTCTTCAACTATATCCATCATAGGACAATCAAGTGGAACTAAATCCCCTTCATAAACTTCATACTCACCTAAATCTGTTTCTAAGATATTCTTATCAATTTCTGTTAGTCTATATTTTTGTTCTGCAACTAAGTTACGCACTTCTTTGATTGTAGCAAAATACATATATGAACCCAATCTGAACGGGTTGTCAATGAAATTTGTATTAGTTTCTTGTAGGTCAAGAATAACGGTATCTAGTGCTTGTTCTTTTAGTGTCTTCATTTTTTAATTGGTTCTGCATAACCACTACCGTGGTCTTCTGCAGTCTTCAGTGTAGATAATTGTTTGTATAATGGTGTAAGGTCGTGGTCTTTATCTTTAGTGAACTTTGCAAAAAGACTTATTTTATATGCACTTGAACCTTCTTGAGGTGTTCCGAATACTTTGTTTCTTGGGTTGTCTTTGATATCCAGTTTATTTTTCTTAGAGTAATCCATAACCATTTTCTTGGCTTTTGCAAAGTCTTTCTCTTCTCCATTTCCTCTGAACTGGATATACAAGTCTGTTATTCTTTCATAACCTTTCATTACGTAAGGTTTGAACTTCTCTTCAATTTTCTTTACTTCAATCTCTTCGTTGTAGGGGAATCCCTTTAACGGATTTTGAAACACTTGACTGAAGTGTTTTTGTTTTTCACTTTTCAGATTCTTTTGTGATTCTTTGACATACTCTTCTATAGATTGTTCAGGAGTTGTTCTCTGAAGATAGTTTCTATAGGAATCTGTTCCTATTTCGTGATATTCTTTTAAATATTCTTTTAACATTTTGGTAATGCTCCTTTTCTTTTTAGTTCCCTAAGTCTAGGTTCTTTTCTATTAAAGTTTTTACTGACTACGGAAAGATTTGACTTGTCATTGTTCATAGGGTTATTATCCTTATGATGTACGTCCTTTCCCTTTATGTCCTTTCTGTCCTTTAGACTTCTTCGTGCTTCATTTCTTTTTGCACGTCTTTTAATTTGTTCAGGTTTACCTTGGTAGTTTTCGTACTCTTTTTTATAGTCTCTATCTTCTTCTACTTCAGACTCTTCGTTCTTGTTCTTATTCTTTGCATCATAGTCTTTGATAGATTTTTTTGCAGACTTCATCATTGCCTTTTGATGTGCTTTCTGTTGAGACTTAGTTTTGTCTCTTAGTCTCTCTGCATATCCTTCTTCCATTTCTTCAGGAACACAATTAGGAACCATTTTGTCCCCTTTCTTTTTCATACCTTTTTGTGTGTATCCGTCCCAACATTCGTCCTGTTCACCCATAACCAAACCACTTAACTGTTGTACTATCACCTGCAGTTGTGAAGTGTTCATTGATGATAATGCTTCTATTTGTTTTTTACTAAGACCTTTAATTTTTGATATGGTTTTTTTGATATCAACTGATTCTTCGATTGACTCTGATTTACCACCAGCTTGTTTTGCAAGGTCTTTATCTGCACCACCCCAAGTTCCCGAACCTTTAGTGATGAATGAATTAACTCTCGCCATTGCCCATTGAGGTGCAGTTGCGCCAGGTCTATGACCAGTTTTAAATGCAGCAAGTCCTCTATTGTAAACTTTCTGTAAGATACCCTTTGATATACCCGACTTGTCTGCTTTTGCTTGGAGACCTTTGTCTTCTTCTAAACTATCTTCACCAAACATCTTTTTAAATTTTGTAGTATGTTTAGATGGTTTAGTTTCTGCATCGTGGTCGCCAGGTGCAGGGCCAGTTTTCTTCGCTTTGAAGTGTGCATCTCTTTTGTCTTTTGTAGACTTAGACATATCTCCTGCATAATATTTTGCAGGTTGAGTACCTTCTTTATCTTTGACATCTTTATCTTGTTTTACCGATGTCTCTTCAGATGATACTGACTTTCTTTGTTTCTCTCTTTCTTTTTCTGCATCTACACTAGATTTTGCAGTATCTGTTTGTCGTTGTTGTCTTGACTTTAATTGTTCTAGTTCTCTTTCCTGTCTAGTTTTTAGTCTCTCTATTTCATCTACGTGTTTTGCTTTCGCATCTGAGACTGCATCTTCCTTTAAACTTTTTATCTTATTTCGTATTAAATCTAACATAGTACTATTTATATCTTTCCATTGACCCAAACGGACTTGGTTTATCTGTTGGTGGTTTTTTCACCGTATCTTTACTTCTCATAGATGAATACCCAGTAGTATCCTTCTTCAGCAGTTCGTAAGATTTCCAGTTTGTTGCAATTTTGTTTTTAGGAAATGAAGTAGACCAACCTAATAGTTTACTGTATAATGAATTTGCCTTTTTATCAAGACTTGCAAGGTCATCATCATTCCTAATCTCTACAAAGTCTCTACCAAAAATTGATTTATATTCCTTTGCATTTTTTTGTGCAGCGTCCCAATCTTGTTTAACAATTTCGGCTGGTAGTTTTCTAGACCTTAAGTCATTTCTTTTTTGTGCATTGTCTAGACTTGCATTAACAAATATCATTTTGTATTCATATCCTAATGTGTCTAACATTTTTTTATAGTTCTTAATCTTAGTTGACTTTGCACTTGTAGTGTCAAAGATAAGACCTAGTCTTCCATCGATATATGCATCTAAGTTTTTACCTGTAATCTTTTTTGCTTTTGCACGGATAGGGTCTACTTTATCAAAGTCTGCACCTCTAAGGTCAAGAGACATTCCTGCTTTCTTTAGTCCGTTCTCAAATGCTTTATCAGTGTTGACCATTTTTAAACCAAGTGCAGTCAAAGCCAATTTCTTTACAACTGCAGATTTACCACTACCTGGCCCACCACTTAGGAAAACTGCTTTGAATGTGCCAGGGTCATAGACCCCTTCTTGTATTAAGTCTTCCATCATATATGACGGTAGTGTTCCTTCTGCAATACCCATTCCTTTACGGATTGATTTGTATAATTTCTGTGCAAGTCTTCCACCAGTAGAAGGGACACCTTCTTTAAATGAATCAAAGTCACCCTTCTCTGCAAACTCTCTCATCTTACTTGCAGACATTCCACTGACATCATCTGAATCGGGGTCTCTTTCACCTGCAGAGATTACCTCTATTTCCTCAAACTTGTAGAAACCGTGTCGTGCTTTAACTGAGTTGTATTTGTTTAGAAGTGTAGTGAATTCAATGACTCTATCTGAACCTACTACCATTTTGATTTTAGTATACTTGTTATCAAAAAGAAACACTAAGATTTGGAACACTTGTTTAACATCTGTGTCTATAACCTTTACCTTCTTACCAAAAAATGCTTTTAGGTATTTAATCTTCTCTCTATGAGATAACGGATTCTTGACTTTATCATTTGAATGAGACGAAAATAAGAGTGCATCTCCATATCCTTTTGCAACTCCATTTAGTTTGTTAACAAGTTTTTCGTGTCCTGTTGTAGGTGGATTGAATCTACCGAAAGTAAATACTGCACCTTTACCTTTTGCTTCTGATAACCAACTCGTAAAATTCTTATTTGTCATCTTCTTTCTTCACTTTCTTAGTTTTTGATGCTTCTTTTTTACGTATCAATGGTAGAAGTTTCTTAGCAAGTTTTGCTATTGCACCTTTTTTCTTATCTAATTTCTTTTCTAATGCTTCCTTACCACTCATACCTAATTTTGATTTTGATGCACCCTTTAACATTTTCTTTGCAACCATATCTCTTGCTTGTTTCTTAGCACGTTTCGCAAGTTTTACAGGGTCTAGGTTTTTTCTCTTCATCGCCTTTTTACGTTTCTGAAGAATTTTATGTTTGTTTTTTCTGAATGCTTTCTTTTTCTTAAGACGAGTTTGCATAGAGTCTGCTTCTTGCATTTCTTTGAATATTTCTATAAAAGATTTCATCTACTTATCCCAGTTTTTAATTGCAGTAAAGTTATTAAATGCGAACTCCATTCTATCTACAAGTTTAACGGCTTTACCGTCATTGTCAATTGCAACATATCCTTCGGGATTTACTGTTTCAAATCCTGTTGCAGTCTTCTTAAAAGTTCCTATACTCTTTACTCTATTTAGTACGGTTATAATCAATTGTTTTGCAGATACTATGTATCCCATAAACAATGTTAGATTTGTAATGAAGGTTTTAAGACCACGAAGTTCTGCAAGAAGTTGTTGTCCAATTTCTGTTTTAATTTTCTTGGTCTTTTCCATCTTAACCTTTGCAACTACTTTATCTTTCCAATAGTCTTCAAAGTGTTTTATATATCCATTATATGTTGGATTGAATTTTCCTTGTCTTATTAAACTGTTGCAATATGTTTTATAAGATGCACCTGCACCTTTCATTGCAATGGTATCCTGTATTTTAGTAAACTTGATTAAGTCTTTCTTTTTGATACCGTGAAATGCTTTACCCGTTTTAGATAGTTCTTGTGTAAGTGTAAGTGTTTCTTTTGCAGTCATCGAACCTTTACCACTGACATCTTTATATGATGCATCATCCATCCACACATCTGTACTACTTCCACTTGGAAGTTTTGCACCGAAGGATGCACTTAAGTCATCAATTGTTGCACCAGTGTAAGTAGTGTGAAACACTATTCCTAGTTTTGCGTTTGCAATCTTTCCACCAAGTTCTGAATTGATATCGACTGCATACATTATTGTATTTGGTTGAAAAGTCACACATTGTGTTCCGTCTATCTCTTCCATCGTTTTATCATCAGTGAACATTAAGTCACCCTGTAAGATATCTGAAAATGATAATGCAGACAAATACTTGAACGAGTCTAAGAACTTAGACTCTAGTGTACCACTTAGTTCGGGTGCATCTTTTATTTGTTGTTCTGAAGTGTAAAATAAGGGGTCTTTGTTGAATAGAGATTTCTTTGCAACAAAGAATTGATTAGTTTCGGGATGTTTACCACAAAAGATTGCAGGAGCACCATCCCATTTAACGGTCATATTAACACTCTTCTTAGAATTACCCTTCAGCATATCTCTAAGACCTCGTAAGAAGTTTATAGCACCACGACCACCATCAATCCCTTGATTGATAATCTCGTCTTCTAAGTGTTCTAAGTGTAAATTCTTTGCGCCCATAGTAGTATTATATCACATTTATGTGTGTATTACTACTATTTATGGTATTTTTTTTCTTGAGTTAAGGGCCAGGATTTCCGTTATCGATATTAGACTGTAGATGATTTCTATCTGCAGTCATTGAGTCTATGGATGCTTGCATTGTTGTTTTTACTGAAGTCCAATCCGTAGTATCATTTTCGTGTTCATCCCACATAAAATGTTCTAAATTTTCATCATCTGTGCCGTTTGACCCATCTAATAAAGGATTGTCTAGTCTCCATTGAGCCCAATATCCATTCTTACCGTTAACATTAGTATAATCAGGCAAAGAATCTACCCCTAAACCAGCGTAGTCACCATTAACATTGTTATACCAGTCAATAACTTTTTGTTCGTGTGCTATTCTTGCATCTAAATCTACTATTTGTTCTGCGAATGTCATAAATGTCTCCTAAATTTATACTGTTATTTAGGGTTTTTGTAATTGTGACTTGTGCAGTTTTGATTCGATTTTATCAATTTTTTTAGATATATCGGGTATGACTGACGTTTCACCACTTTTCTTAGCAGAACGTAATAATCCTTTCAATTCTACTTTCTGTTGTATTAGTGACAATACTTCTTTGGGTTTTAAAGACTTCATAATATTATTACTATTTAGTGCATTTATTCTACCTTAAATCCACTATAGTCTCTTCGTTGACCATCGTTTCTTCCTCTGTCAAATACTGGTACATCATCATTGACATTTGTACCACTATCGACCAGTTCTTCTTGTGCATCTTGTTCACAATCATAGAGTTTCATACGACTTCTATCAATACCAATGATAAACCTTTTGAATATGGTTGGGTCATTGTATCTATTCTTTAACTGTTTGACTACGAGTTGGTCTAGTTCTTCTAGTTCATCGGATGTAATCAATGCAAACATTAAGTCTGCAGTTGCAGGTAATCCAAATGATTCTGAAGTGTCTTCGAGTCCAATATCAGTAGAACCGTAACCACTACGAGTTGTTTGTGTTGCACTTACTAATGGAACATCAAACTCTACTGCAAGTCCTCTAAGTTCCTCTGCAATACTCTTAACAAGTGTATAAGAGTTTGCACCACTTCCTGGCTTGACTCTTGCACTTGAACATATATTTAAGTAATCAACAAATATTATATCGGGTTGAAAGTCTTTCTTAATGTCCAACTCTTGTAATAGATGTCTGAAGTGTCCAACGTGAGCAGATGCAGTAGGATACTCTTTGACGATAAGTTTGCCTTTTGTCTTACTCTTTAACTTGTCAATTTTCTTATCATAGAGTTTCTTATTCATTTCGGGAATATCTTTCATAGGAACATTCATAATGTTTGCATCGATTCTCTCTGCAATCCTTTCTTCTGACATTTCAAGTGTAATGTATAATACATTCTTGTTCATCATAAGACAACTTGCAGCTTGATGGCACATAAACAATGACTTACCAACACCAGTTCCTGCAAGACAAATGTTTAAAGTCTTGTTCGGTAAACCACCTTTAGTAATCTTGTTAAAGTATTCTAGGTCAAATGGAATCTTCTCTTCTTCCATATTGTAGAACTCAAATCGTGCTTCTGCATCTTCTAAGACATCGTGACCAATATTGGTATCAAAGGAAACTGAAAGTGCATCCTTAAGGAGTTCGGGTATTTCACCCGTTGACCTTTGAGACTTCTTATCTAGAACTTCTATAGAATCCATCACTGCAATATAAACTGCACGGTCTTTACACCACTGTTCAGTCTCTGCGACCAACCAATCTTGTGGTGTCTCTTCGGTATCTAATTTAACTTTTGCAACAATTCCCTTAGCGTTCTTAAGAACGGTATCACTAAGGTTACTTGCATTATCAAGATTGATAAGTAATGCTTCTACTGTTGGATTTTTAGTATAAGATTCAAAGTATTTTGTAATCTCTTGAAATACTACCTTTTCCTCGAGGTCTGTAAAGTAATCTGATTTAATGAATGGGATACACTTTCGTGCAAATTCCTCACTCTGTATCAGATTCTTCAGTATCGTCTGTTCTAGTCTTGCTTCCATATTTGAAATATTCCTGTGCGTGTGTCTCTAATAAATCCATTACTTCGGGTGTGAAGTATTTTTCGGGATTGTTGTTAATGGTTTTTCCGAACTCGGTTTTACCATTGGGAAGTTTAACTCTTGTAGATGATTTCTCAAACACTCCAAATGCAAGTGCCATATCTAATAGACCATAGTACCTGTCCAGTCCTTTGTCATATGATAATCTAACATCAACTACTCTATTCTCAACTGTAAGTCTACTCTTTGCATTCTTACAATGAATTATGTTTCCAACGATTTCTGTACCTTCCTTTTCCTTTCTCTTTGAGAGATAGACGATAGATGATGCAGCGTACTTGAGTCCACTACCTCCACCCATTTCTTTTTGAGGGAACATAGAACCAATCACATCATATGTGTGATTCGTTACTATCATCGGAACTCCAACCCTACCCAACTTCAATGTCAATACTCTGAATGCACCTTTGGTGATTTGAGCACGAGTCATATCTTTGGTCTCTTTACCATCTGCAGTGTCTTCGATTTCTTTGGTTGTTGATAACATACCAAGTGAATCTAAACAAAACATCATAGGTGGACGTTTGTCCTTCGGGGTCTCTGCATACTTATCCAGTATACTGATTGCTTGATTTCTGAACTCCTGCACGGTAACAACAGGAACAATAACAAATCTAGAAGAATCGATTCCTCTTGATTCAATCATATCCTTTGATATTGCAGATTCAGATTCAAAGTAAATTATTGCTGCATCTTTGTTATCTTCTAAGAACTGTTTACACATTCCTAGTGCAAAGAAGGTTTTACCTGTTGCTGATTCTCCTGCGATTGCAGTAATTTTGTTTGATGGTAATCCACCGTATAGTGAACCACTAAGAAGTGCATTGAAAATGTGACTACCCGTATCTACGAATGAATCAACATCTCCAGCTTGCACACCATCAGAAACAATACCTGCGTATTCGTTTCCACTGGATTTTACTAAGTCTTTAATAAATGACATTTGCTGTACCTCATAATATACTACTATTATATTATAAGTTACTTGTCTTGTATAGGGGTTTTTTTAATTTGTTTTGAAATTTCACAAAGTCTTTCGTCAACTCTGATGTGTTCTTCCATCATAGAAACAAGTTGATTAACTTTAACTTCTAAGTGTATAATGAATCCAAAGATTACTGCTATCATAAGGATATAGAAACAATCTAGTGCAGATAAAATCATCATTTGGATACCTTATCTATCTGTTCTTGAGTAACATACCCAGTCTCCATAACAACTGTTCTATTATCTAAGTGTTGTTGTTCAACTAAGTCTTTGTTTTCTCCAGTGTAAGGAACTGCGTGACAATCATCAATCATTTTCTGATTGACATTTATTTCTGTTCCATAAACAGGGTGACCTTCATTAAAATGGATATAGATTTCACCTAGGATTCTTCCGAACTTTCCTTTGTCGTGTGAAATAAGAGAGATGCGTTCTGCACTTTCTAATAGATTCTTTAAGTGTTTCTTAGATGCTTTACCAAAAAGTTTTTCTACCTTATCACGAGTACGGCTTTCTGGCGTATCGATTCCCATCATACGAACTCTTTGTTTTTTATAAGACATTCCAAAACCCAAATCGATATCTACATCGAGGGTATCACCGTCTACTACCTTTACTACTGTCACATTATATTGATACATAGACATATTTAGTTATTAGTGTTTTTTAACAATAGGTATTATGATACTTCTTTGCGATGAAGATATGTATTGGGTTCCATCTGTAAATTGTTGTTGGGGTATTATGTTATCGTTTTCAATTTTTCTATACGACACATCATAACCGTTTCGGAAGTATGGGATGAGTTGATTGAACTCCCATTGTTGATGCCACATTGAAAACACTCCACCGTCTTTTAAACAAGTCTCTAATAACTTAGGTATAGATGAAACTCTCTCATCTTTCCAAGTGTCCAAATAGATTCCATCAAATTGTCCTATGGTTTCTATACAATCTTGCCATCGACCATAAACACAATTGCATCTATCTTCCCAACCATTATCTTTCATATACTGAATAACATCGGGATGGGATTCTATAATAGTATGTGAGGTTGGATTGGTTTCTTGTATATAAGAGTCTACGATTCCCATACCAAAACCTATGTTCAATATGTCTCCACCATTTGCAGTGATGACTTCTGATGCTATTTTCATAATAGGTCTCTCCCAACCCATCATAACAGTTTCACCTTTCTCATCTATTAGAACATCATCTTGATAAGACATTTTAACTGACGGAGTTTTGAAGAACTTTGAATCGTACATATTAACCAAAGAATGAATCTAAACTTGCAACTGGTTCCACATTCCAATCAATCAAGTTAACAATAGTTTTAAGTGGTTCTATAAATGCTTTATCGAATTGCATATCATAATCAACAAATCTATGCAGGTCAAATTCTCTTGGAAGTGTCCCAACATATGATATCACGTTTTCATTGATAGGGTTTGGTACTGTTAGATATGTAAAGAGAATTTTATCTTTGTTTTTTATCTGTTCGTATCGCTTGTCTATGTTTTTCTTTTTGAGTAAGTTGTTGTATAATAAAGAACCTCTAACGTGTATAGGAGTTCCCTTACTGTAAATCATTGTTGGGTCTGCGTATTGTTGTAAGTTATTGCAACCTCTAGGAGATGATATATCTTCTACTGGAAGGTTTCTAAAATCCTTTCGTGTGGTCTCTACGAAATCCCACAACTCTTGTTCGTCCCCTCTCATAACAATTCGTAATCCTTCTTCTAGTTTCTTACGAATCCATAAAGGTGTACTAGACTTTGCAGTCTCAATACCCATCATCTTGAGTTTAGGAGTTTCATATCTAACACCCTCGTTGTCAAATACATTTAGGATGTATCGTTTCTTTGCAGTCCAAATACCCTTGTCTGCAATAACCTCTCTACCCATCTCCATCTTCTGTTGGAATGCATTGGTATAATCTTTGAGTTCATCAAATCCTTCTGCAAGAACCTGTTCTATCTGAACCTCTGCTTTGGTTAGGAAATCTATAACCTTTTCTTTTGGAGTGTCTTCGGGAAACACTTGTTGCACTAGGTCGTCCATTGTGATGTAAACTGAATCAGTATCGATTGCAATTACGTAATCCTTTTCGGTTTTCAGAACACCCTGTAGATAATTATTAATGGTCTTTTCTGCCCATTGAATCACCAACTGTCCACTTAGTGTAATTGCTTCTGCAAGGTCAACACTAAAGAATGCAAAGTATTGATTTGCAAGAGCACCATAAGCAGAGTTCAGTGCAATCTTACGAACCTGTTGATTGTTGTATGCACGTTTGATAAGTGTATCCAGTTCCCTCTTTCGTTTGGTGTCTTTGCAAGTCTCTCGTTCTTGTTGATATGCAATCATCTTCTTCTTCCACTCTTTACGTTCTTCGTAAAACTTTTCCATAAGTTCGGGAAGGAATCCTTGTCTATCTCTTTTGAACATAACTCCGTTAGGTGTCACGGTGTGACCTGTTTTATGAACATAAGATAAATCAGATTCTTGGGTTAGCATTTTACTGACACTAACATTCTGTCTATCTCCTCGTATCATTTTTTCGGGTGATATGTTGAACTGCATAATTAGATGAGGATACAATGAATTTAAATCAAACGACATAACCCAGTTGTGTCCTCCCACTAAAGGTTCTTTGACATATGCACCTTGAATTGAATTTGTCTTATTGATAGATAATTGTTGTGGTGGTGTTTGTATGTTTTGTTCTCGTAAGAAATTATAGATAATTGTTTCCCAATACTTAACCATTCCAAATACATCTGTATAGTTGCATTTAGCATTGTATGCCATTGTTTGGGTTAGTTCTATGAATCCAAGTTTATCATCTAAGTCTTCGATAAGAGTTACATCCTTCAAGTTATATTCTAAGAACTTATGGTAGTCCTGTCTATAAAGAGTGTGAAGGGAACCGTATTCTGAATAATCAATCTTACCTGTACCAAGTTCTACTTGTGAAATGTTTTCTAACTTATATGATGATTGATTAACAAAGGTGTGTTTTTTGTAGAGTTCTAAGTAATCAAGAACATTGACACCATAAAGAGTATAGACCATATTCTTTTGATATCCATATTGAGTAAACTCTCTGACATCAGACATATTCCAAGGAGAAAGTTTTTTGTGTTCTCCTTCTCCAAAAAGTTTATCAATTCTATTACAAAGATATGTGATGTCAAAACTGTTTACATTCCAACCTGTAATAACATCAAATGATTCCTTTCTCCAATACTTGATGAACTGCGTTAGAAGGTCTGCTTCATCTTTGCAATTATGATACACAACATTTTTAGGTGCTTCATCCCATTCACCAAATCCGAATATATGTGCATTATGTCTGAACGGTTTGATTGCAATTGCATTGACTTTCTCTGCAGCATACAATGGGTCGGGAAATCCATTTTCACATTCACACTCAATATCAAGTGTTGCAGTTTTAATCTTTTTGGTATCAAACTTAATGTCACCTTTGAATGTGTCTGCGATGTAAGTATAAACATATCTATCGTACCCGTGTATTTCGAATCCGTGGGTATCTTTATACTTCTCTCTAAACTTTCTTGCACCACCCATTGAGTTGAGTTCAACAAGTTCGAGTGGTCTACCGTCTAAAGATTTATAAGGAGAGTCTCCTTTTTTGGATGGGACGAAGTGTTTTGGTCTATAAGAAACTGTGAGTTTCTTTTTTTGATTACCTTGGTAACCAGTTACTAGTATTTTGTCTCGGGTACGAGTGACGTTTGTGTAATAATCCATATAGTAATTATACTATAAAGATACTACTCTGTCAATGTGGTTATACTTTTTTTATTGTGTAAAATGTCGTATACTGCATCATACTTATCTTTTGAACTAGCAAGTTTTTCTATTTGCATATCCATTGCTTGTGCAATATCAGAATGTTCTCCAATACCTGCAGGATGATTTTGATAAACTTCGATGTTTGCCATTGCGACATCCATTTCACCTTGATACTGACTCATCAGTGCTTTTAACATTGTTTCTCTTCCCATTATCTACCTCGTTGGTTTCCTGTTGAAACCTTATAGTTTGTTTCTAATTGTGGTTTAACTTCGAATACAACTGCGACTTGTTCTTTTTTAAATGTAAAGTTATATTCTTTTGCAAATGGAATATAGTCTGCAAGACTAATTTCCATCTTACCATCTTGAACATTAGCAATACATTCTTTAGCATCAATTATTCTATGATTCCCGTTCCAAGTTTTTTCGTAAAATCCAATTACGATTTCACCAGTGGTTAATCTTATTGCTTTAATCTTACTCACAGTTTCTTACCATCTCTTGTAGTTCAACACTTCGTCTTCCGACCTGTCCGAACCACTTAGAGTCTTCCATTTCAACTGCAACCTTTTCCCAGTCACAAGACACTACACCTTTCCACATATTGTTGAACTTACCGAATCGTGTTCCACCTAAGTTGAATGTCATATTGACTAATACGTGTTGAATGTCTTCGGGAAGGTCATAGAAATTCTCTCCACCTTTTGATTCAAATACGTGTATAGTTTCTTCTACGTGTTTATCAAAATCATATTCATAAACATCGTCTACTCTTTCTTGTGAAACTGGTGTTCCAACTGGTAATCCATATTCATCATCACTATCTTTAATCAAGTGACCAACTCCAAAAGTTAAGTATCCTAATGAGTCTTCGTAAATTTCGAGGACTTCTCCCTCGTGTCTTTTAATCTGTTCTTTCAATATCTCTTTGTTCATCTTCGTTATTTACCTGTTGTTGCATAAGCTCTACTAATATATCGCCCATAAGTTTTTGTAATATTTCATCTTTATTTAGTTCATCTATATCCTTACCTTCTACAGGTCTAACTATGTTTCGTTGAAAATTTAAATGTGCTTTACCTTCAACAAACTGAACCTTTCCGTAAGTGTATACTAACCCATTGTAAGGGTCTTCTAATAGTTCTACACCTGCCATATTGAGTTTATCATTCTCAACAATACGATATGCACCCCTATCAAATAACGGATTTACTTCCATATCTTTACAATCTCTTTTGCAATGTTATCACTATCGTCCATAGTTTTATTTTCGTATACTGTAATGTATTGTTTGAGGTTATCATCATTTAAGATTTTGT